TGGCTATCTTTTCCACAGTCGCTGGAGCGGCACTTGCTGCGGTTTGGGCTTGGGTCAAGTTTAAATGATGCAATATGATTCTCGCATTTTTGCTGGTAGTGACCGTGGCAGGGGAGAGGGTGAGTGATGAGAGCATGCTGTTTAAGAATATCTACAGGTGTAATGCCTTTGCCACGGCTATAGAGCATGGGAAAAGGACACCTCATGACAGCAGACGCAATCCACAGCAGGAGATAATTGCTTATTGTCTTCCGAAAATGGTAAGTGAAGCTAGTAAATTTTGGGATTGAATATGAGTAAAAAATTGGAGAAGGGTAGTCAGTTTGAGCAGTTTGACCTTGATAATGATGGGGTCGTAACGGACGAAGAACTACATCGCAGTCAAACCATGTTGGAGCTGGAGCTACGGGAAGAGAAGGCCGATAGCCAGCGTAGGATGGCGTGGGTAGCAGTGGTCAGCATGATCGGCTATGCGCTTCTGCCACTGATGCCTTTTGTGCCAGAGAGCCGGTTATCAACATTGGCGAGCCTGAGTGATATGTTGTTTCTCTCTCAAGCAAGTATCGTCGGCCTGTACTTTGGCGCGACTGCTTACATGAACAAGAAATAAATGTGGCAGATATCGGCGGTATTAGGATTAGGACTGATCTTGGCAGGTGGTGCGTTTAAGCTGTATTACGATAAGGCTGAGGCAGAAAAGGCAGCATTAAGAGGAGAGTTACAGCAAGCCATCTCTAACCAAGCCATCTTAGAAGGTGAGATTAAAAACCAGAATGCGGCGATTGAAGAACAACTTGCCAAAGAGAAAGAGAATTTTGCAAAGATAGGCCAATTAACTGAAGCTGCCAGGGCGGCTGAAACGGAGGTTACCACCATCAGAAAAGCATTTGCTCGCCACAATCTGGGTAACTTATCTATTAAAAAGCCCGGACTAATTGAGCGAATCATTAACAAAGGGACGGTGAAGGTCAATGAAGAATTGGCTCTTATTACTAATCCTAGCCAGCTTAACTAGTTGTGCGCTAGTTCGGCCAGAGCCAGTACCACAGGTTAATCCGGTTGAGATTATAACGATTGAGAAGCCTGCGCCTGTCTACCATCCCCCTTTACCGAACCAGATATCCCCGTTGCCCGTTGAATGGCGAGTGTTGACCCCAGCGACTATGCAGCAATATTTGGAGGATTTGAAGGCCGGTAACGCACCAGTCGATGCTTATTATGGATTAACGCCCAAGGCGTATGAGAATTTAAGTACAAACATTGCGGAAATAAAGCGGTATATCAGGCAAAGTATTAGTATTATAGATTACTACAGGAAATTGGATTCTAAAGATGAAGATTAGCCAAGAAGGGATAGCATTAATTAAAAAATTTGAGGGTTGCGAGTTAAATGCTTATCAATGCTCAGCAAACGTATGGACGATAGGTTATGGACACACTAAAGAAGTTGCGGAAAACAACGAGTGTAGCATGGAAGAAGCTGAAGAAATTCTTGTTGCGGATCTGGAAGAATTTGAAGAGTGGGTCGAAAAGCTCGTCACTGTAGAGATGGCGCAAAATGAGTTTGACGCCCTGGTTGCATTTACATTCAATCTCGGCCCCACAAATTTGCGTACATCTACTCTTTTGGAGCGGTTAAACGACAGAAAATTTGAAGATGTGCCTTCTGAGATGAAAAGGTGGAATCGGGCTGGCGGGGTTGTTGTTGACGGCTTAGTTCGCCGGCGAGAGGCGGAAGCTTTATTATTTAAAGGCGAAGCTTGGGAAGATGTCTGAGCTCGCTCTAAAAGATTTTGATATTTTATCCGAATCAGAAAAAAATGAAGCGCTCGCCCTTTTAAACAAGTATGAGCAGATAGAAAAATCTGAATCCTGCCAAAAGGATTTTACCGCCTTTGTTAAGCATATGTGGCCCGACTTTATTGAGGGCAGGCACCATAAAATCATTGCTGAAAAATTCAATAAAATCGCTCAGGGTAAGCTCAAGCGGTTGATTGTCTGTTTACCGCCCCGCCACTCTAAAAGTGAATTCGCGTCTACCTACCTGCCAGCTTGGATGATGGGGCTGCGTGGCGATTTAAAAATAATTCAAACCACGCACACCGCAGAGCTGGCGGTTCGATTTGGCCGCCGCGTGCGAAATTTAATTGATTCTGAAGATTATCAAGAAATTTTCCCGAAGGTGAAGTTGCAGGCAGATAACAAGTCGGCTGGTCGGTGGACGACAAACGAAGGTGGCGAATCATTTTATGCGGGCGTTGGCGGCGCCATCACTGGCCGTGGCGCGGATCTTTTGATTATTGATGACCCGCACAGTGAGCAGGACGCGATGTCGCCAACATCCATGGAATCTGCGTATGAGTGGTATACGTCCGGCCCCAGGCAGCGGTTACAGCCCGGCGGCATTATCGTCATTGTTATGACTAGATGGAGCACCAAGGATCTGGTTGGCAAGGTTTTAAAAAAACAAGGCGATGAACATGCAGATCAATGGGAGGTGGTTGAATTTCCCGCCATTATGCCAGAGTCAGAAGAGCCGTTATGGCCAGAGTTTTGGAAGAAATCTGAGCTTTTGAGCGTAAAAGCGTCTTTGCCGGTCTCTAAGTGGAATTCTCAGTGGTTGCAGAATCCTACCGCTGAAGAGGGAGCAATCGTTAAGCGGGAATGGTGGAACAAATGGGAAAAAGAAGATATTCCAGATTATTCGTACATCATTCAGTCCTATGACACCGCCTTCAGCAAGAAAGAAACTGCCGACTATTCAGCCATAACGACTTGGGCAGTTTTCCGACCATTTATCGATGGGCCAGACGCAATTATCCTACTTGATGCTAAACGTGCCCGCGTAGACTTTCCAGAATTGAAGAAAATAGCTTATGATGAGTATTTATATTGGAAGCCAGATTGCATTTTGATTGAAGCAAAAGCGAGTGGCACGCCGCTGACGCATGAATTGCGCAGGATGGGCATTCCTGTGACAGCCTATACGCCGTCACGGGGGCAGGATAAGATAGCGAGGATGAATTCCGTTGCGCCGCTTTTCGAGTCAGGCATGGTTTGGTGCCCTGAAGAAACTTTTGCAGAGGAAGTAGTCGAGGAGATGGCTTCGTTTCCCTTCGGCGAACACGACGACTACTGTGACTCGTCAACGATGGCGTTGATGCGTTTTAGGCAGGGCGGATTTTTAACGCTTGAAGATGACTATGTTGAAGAGGCTCGCTTTTTAAATAAAAACAGACAGGTGTATTACTGATGGCTACCGAAAGAATACTTGGCACAGAAGATGATCCAGATATATTACCGCTCTCTCGCGCTGTTGATGTGACGCCAGAACCAAGCAGAGAAGATGATATTCGTAACGCTGCGAATATCCTCGTTGACGAAGAAAAAATATTAATTGACGAAGAAATTGATGCGCCAGAGATTGAAGAAGAGTCTTTCCCGTTTGACGCAAATCTTGCGGAAATATTAGAAGAAAGTGACCTTAGAATCTTAGCCGGTGATGTTCTTGCATCTATCAAAGCCGATAAAGAAAGTCGCTCTGAGTGGGAAAAAACGTATGTCGATGGCCTCAAATATCTTGGCATGAAGTTCGACGAAACCCGATCACAGCCGTTTGAGGGCTCTTCTGGGGTAATTCACCCGATATTGGCTGAAGCTGTTACCCAATTTCAGGCGCAGGCTTACAAAGAATTATTGCCAGCAAAAGGCCCGGTTAAGACTGAAATAATGGGGGATCGAGGCGTTGAAGTTGAGATGCAGGCCGAGCGAATCCAAGATTTTATGAACTTTTACATCATGAATGTGATGAAAGAATATGATCCTGAGCTCGATATGCTGCTGTTTTATTTGCCCCTGGCTGGTTCTGCCTTCAAAAAAGTCTATTTTGATAACGCTTTAAACCGTGCCGCCAGTAAATTCATAGCGCCAGAAGATCTTATTGTCCCCTATGAAAGCGCCGATATTTTTTCTGCTGAGCGTGTGACGCATGTTATTACGATGTCTAAAAATGAGATTCGTAAACAACAATTGAGCGGATTTTACAAAGATATAGAGCTAAAAGGTGACGGCTACAGCTACAGTCGCGATGATATTCAAGAAGAAATTGACGAGATTGAAGGACAAAGCCCAAGCTACCAAGAAAACAGAGATCGGGTTGTTTATGAAGTTCATACAATCTTGGATCTTCCCGGTTATGAAGATTTGGGCGAGGACCGCAAGCCTACTGACCTCAAGCTTCCGTACATTGTTACCATCGATGAGCAGTCACAAAAAGTGCTTTCTATTCGTAGAAATTATGCTGAGCAAGACCCGGATAAGCAAAAAATTAACTACTTCGTTCAGTATAAGTTTCTGCCCGGTCTCGGGTTTTATGGGCTTGGGTTAAGTCATATGATTGGTGGTTTAGCGAAAGCGTCAACCTCGATTCTTCGTCAGTTGATTGATGCCGGCACGATTGCAAACCTGCCTGCCGGTTTTAAGGCGCGAGGAATGCGGATTAGAGATGAGGATGAGCCGTTGCAGCCGGGTGAATTCAGAGATATCGATACGACCGGCGGTTCTCTTCGGGACAATTTAATCCCGCTCCCAGTCAAGGAGCCCAGCAGCGTCTTAATGCAGTTGCTTGGGATGCTGGTTGAGTCAGGTAAGAGATTTGCCTCGATTGCTGACATGAATGTTGGCGACATGAACCAAGCGATGCCGGTTGGTACAACTGTAGCTTTGTTGGAAAGAGGCACTAAGGTGATGTCAGCAATCCATAAAAGATTGCATTATGCGCA